ATTGTCTTTAACGTCTGTCAGGCGTTTGACAATGCAAAAGGAAATACCTTGCTACAAGATAAACCGGAGTGTCCGCTACAAGCTCAATGAAATTGAAATATGGCTTGAAAGCCGAAAACAGCCGGTAGTGGCTAATTCTGACTTGGCAAAAACCGGGGGCGAAAAATGACCGATATTGACAAAATTATCGAGGAAGCAAATGCCGAAATTCTTCCTTTCGAGAGTTGGGAACGGTTGACCGGAGAGACTTCTGCGGCGTTTGCGGCTTTTTGCATTTACCGTGATTTTGGACTTGAACGCAATATCCGCAAGGCAGTGGAGAGTGCCGAGGCTGATGGGGCTGTCCGTGCTAAACGGTACAAGGTTTGGCGGAATTGGGCGGCGCAATTCAGGTGGCGGGAGAGGGCGGCTGATTATGACAAGTATCTTGAAAAGCTGAAACAATCGGAGCTGCGAAAGACCATTGAAGCCCAGGGCGAAAAACATCGGGAAGTTACCCAAAAAATGCTTGATGTGGTTTCCAAAAAATTAGACGCTATGAACCCCATCGAATTGACACAGGGAAACCTGACCGAATGGGTGCAGACGGCGATTAAGGCCGAAAGAGAGGCGGCGGGGCTGGTTGTTGGTGACGATAAAGCGGATATGAAGCAAGGGGAGCTAAACTTTGTTTCTGACTTTCAGGGATTATAGGCGGGAAATATGGGAACTTCGGCAGTTATAAAGCAAACAGCGGTAAAAAGAACACCTCTCCTTTACAGGCGGGCAACTATGAGAACTGCTGAAGTTTTTCAGCCAACTGTGGTGCAGAAAAAAGCCCTAACTCTGGTAAAAAGCGGCGCTAAACACGTTTTACTTTTTGGCGGTTCCCGTTCCGGCAAAACTACCGTATTGGTCATGGTGATAATATTCAGAGCTTTGATGTACGCCGGAAGCCGTCATTTAATCTGCCGTTTCAGAGCAAAAGACGCGCGTTCTTCGGTACTGCGGGAAACACTTATACCGTGGCTTGATAAAACCATTGGCAAGGATAGCTACACCTACTTATCCCATGAAAGCATGATTACCCTTTTCAACGGTTCGGAAATTTGGATTGGGGGGCTTGGTGACAGGGAGCAAGCGGACAAGATACTTGGTCACGAATATAACACGATTTATTTTAACGAGATTAGCCAACTTTCCTATGTCGCTGTTACAACAGCGTATTCAAGGCTTGCAATGAGAATTAAAGGCTGTCGGAACCTGTTTATATACGATTGTAACCCCGGTAGCCCGCTTCATTGGGCTTACAAGATTTTTGTTTTGAAGCGGACTTTTCTTACTGGCGAACCGTTAGAAAAGCCGGAACTATATCAATCCATGCTCCTCAATCCAGAAGATAACCGTGACAATCTGCCTGAAGATTATATCGCCGATATTCTGGATGTACTTCCTGAAAAACAAAAGGCAAGGTTCAGGGATGGTCTTTGGGTAAAAGCGGAAGGCGTGATATACGACAAGTTTGACGAAACGATGATTATTAAGGCTGATGAATTACCAAAACAATTTGACCGATATGCGGGGGGGCAAGATTTTGGCTTGAATATTACCTTCGTTAAAATAGCTTGGTTAGGCGATGTAATCTACGTCCTTTGTGATTATGGGGCTTTTAATATGACCACCCAATCATTCAATGAGGAAGTTACGGCGCGGGGCTGGTTTGATTGTCCTGACGGAATGGGACTGCCTGTATACTGCGACCCTGCCGGAGGGGAGCGAATACAGGAAATTACCGGAGGTGTTAAAGCAAATAATTCTGTTGATAGTGGCATTGATTACATTAACGCAAAAATTGAGCGCCGACAATTTTTCGTCTGCGAAACGTGTACCGGGGTGCTTTCAGAAATATGGGACTACTGCCGTGACGAGGCGGGGCAAATTGTCAAGGTTAATGACCATTTTCTTGACGCTTTGCGTTATGCGATATTTACTGACGTACAGCAGGGAGTAATATTAGCGTGAATATCCTTGAGCGACTTTTACCAAACCACAAGCGACAAAATAAAAATAGTATGTTAGTTGAAAAAAGTTTATATAATGATAATTTTTCCTTGTCTAATGATGATTTTGATAGTAATTTATATACAGATAAACCATTTGCAAATTCCTATTTACTAAACGCATGGGTTAATATTGCAGTTAATATTCTCACGCGCAATATTGCCCGCGCTGATTTTGTGCTAGAAAAAGATGGGGTTGAATTAAAGAGTGGTACTCTCTATCAATTATTTCACAAACCAAACGAACAATTAAGCCGTTATGATCTGTGGAAGGAAACCGCTGCGTGGTGGTTTTTAGAGGGCGAAGCGTTTTGGTGGTTCGGCCCTGATTATTCAGGCGGTCTTCCAAAACAACTGCATATTCTTAACCCTAGATTGATCCAACTTGAGGGAGAGGGGTTGGATTTGCGGAATGAATTTATAAATAAAAGACGCCGATGGTTTTACAATGCGGGAACGGAATTAGTACCTATTTTTGCCGATGAATTGATACATTTCCGGGACTGGAACCCGTATAACCCCTATCGAGGCGTAAATCCGCTTGTCTCTTTATCCCTTGAGCTTGAGCAGGATTATTACGCAAATAAAGCAAATTCAATATTACTAAAAAACAACGCTATACCCCAGGGCTTGCTTAAAACAGACCAGACCCTCCGACCGGAGGAAGCTGACGCATTGGAAAGACGGTGGGAGAGCAAATACGGACAAGTCAAGGCTGGCAGAAAAATTGCCGTATTGGGCAAAGGTACAAGTTTTGAAGCGTTAAGTTTCAATCCTGACGTTGTTAAGCTGTTTGAACTGAAAAAATGGAACCTCTACACCATTTTAGCTAAATACGGAATACCTCCACGAGTTGCTAACATTTCGGACAGGTCTACGGCGTTAAGCGGGAAAGATACAAAAGAGCAACACCAGGCGTTTTGGCAATATACCCTCATTCCATTGTTACGCCAATTTGAGCAAATACTTGAGAGTCATTTTTTTATGCGTTTCGGTCTGAAAGAAACAGGCCGTTTTGACCTTTGGGATATACCGGAACTTAAAGAAAATGAGGACGCTCAAAGCAAACGTGATATTTCGGAACTAAACGCCGGTTTGAAAACAATTAACGACATTTTAAGAGAACGAGGCAAAGAAACAAAGCCCTGGGGTGATGTGTGGTATAAGCCGCAAAATTTAATTCCTGTTTCTAAATCCGATAAAAAGGAGACAGAAGGGAAGTAGTCATGCCAGGAGGGGGGACATTGGTGGTTACTAGAGCTAAAACACTATACCCAAGCATAAAACGCTATTTTGTAAATGCTGGTTTTTATAATGTGAATATTACTGGATTGGAGAGGGACGCATTGTTAAACAAAATTGAAGAACTAAAGCCGGAACTTCTAATTATTGACAGTGATTTTAACCAGGCTGCAACGCCTTTTAATGTTGGGGAAATTCATAAAAAGTTTTCAAAATTGCATATTGCCGCCGTAGCCGTTAATAATTATCCGCTGTCTATCGCTGCATGGTTTATTTGGTATGGGGCTAAATCATGCCTTCACTTATGGGCTGACGGTATCGAAGAATTTAAGCGTGGGTTACAGGCGATAAGAAAAGGCAAAGAGTATATTTCTCCTGTTATTCAAAGTATCCTTAACGTTATTCCCGAATGGCCGAAAACTAAAGCGTATATTACAAAAAAGCAGTTAGAGTGCCTTATTTTACTGTGCAGTGGTCTGAAAGTCGAAAATATAGCCAATGAAATGTATATATCGAGACGGACAGTAGACAATGTTTTTGAAGCTATATTTAAGATTTTTAATGTTAATAGCAAAGAAGAATTGATAGCCCTTGTATGGAAAAGCGGTCTAATCAAAAAAGAAGATTTACGGTTTTACCGCAGGGATAATAACATAAAATTACCCGAATGGGCGAAAAACAAACAACAAATAAATGAAGTGTTAAAAGGTATTTTTGATAATGTTTATGGCAATTAACAATTAACAATGAGCAATTAGCAATGAAGAATGAGGATAGGGGGATAAGATGATAATAAGAACGAAAAGCGGAGAATTTCAAGCGGGTAATTCAAGCGTTTTGCTTGATTTTTTGGGCGTGAAGAAAACGGCGGCGGGGATACAAAAGATTTCCGCTGATGTGATGTTGTTTGCTGGGGTTCCTTTTTCAATGAGCAATGAGCAATTAGCAATGGGCAATGAAAAGGGGATAGCGTGGACGTTATCAACATTTGACCTTGACCGTTTCGGTGAGCGTGTAGACCCACATGGTTGGGATTTTTCACAGTTTATCAAAAATCCTGTTGTTGAATGGTCACACCGCTACGATATTCCGTCTATTGGCCGGATTGAGGGGCTGACTGTTGATGATGTTGGTCTGCATGGCTCTGTAATCTTTAATGATAAATCTTTTGACCCTTTAGGATGGAGTGTAGGGGAGAGGGTCAGGGTTGGTTCCCTCTGTGCAGGTTCTGTCGGTTTTCGTGTTTTGGAAGTTGAAATTCCATCTAAGGAAGACAGTAAGGATGGTACATCTTTGATTTTCAGGAAACAGGAATTACTTGAGTTTTCTGTCTGCAATGTTCCGGCAAATCCGTTTGCGCTGGCGAAAATAATTAACAATGAAAAATTAACAATTAACAATGAAGGCGGCTCTAATGCTACCCCATTTTGGGGCGGCTTAATCAATTTTTAGAGGGGTAAAATTATGGACGAATTGATGGCTATGCAGCAAAAATTAGCCAACATGAAAAAAATTGACAGTACCGGCTTCACCAAACCGGAACAGGCGGCGGAGTATTTGAAAGATAAAGAAATACTCCTGGAGGAAATGGCGAAAACGCTTGAGAGCGTTACGTCTAACCAGACAACGCAGATTGCGCAGCTTGAGGGGACTATTAAGAGCTTGCGGGACGAATTGAAAACGCAGACGAAGTATCCTAAAGAATTGACGAGGCGGGAACTCCTGTACAACCTGGGCAAGGGGATAGCGGCGGCGTGGTCGGGCAATCACAAGACGCTGGCGGAACTGGCTTTCAGCCCTAATTTCAAGAGCGAAAACTGGACGAACCCTAAAGATGTGGTACTGGGGGAAAAAGGCTGGACGGTCAGCAAGGCTGCCCTGGGCGACCCTATGGGTAACTTTTCGCCTGGCAATGAGCAATATCTTATTAACCCCATCTATGAGACGCAGATAATGACCGATGTTGCCAAAAAATCGGTGATGATGAACCTTGTCCGGCATCGCCCGATGATGGGGCCTTCTATCTTTCTTCCTACGAGGGACAGGGGCGGCGTTCAGCTTAACTGGCTCACCGCATACGGTCAAAAAATCGAGGGCAGCAAGCCTAAAGGGGCGGAGCGTGTGGAACTTAAAGCCTACACCCTTGCCGGATATATCCCCTGGTATGACGAATTTGAGGAAGATGTTTTTATCGACCTCGGCGCAATGTTCATTGACGAGTTTACCGAAACCTACGGGCAGGAATTTGACAGGCAGTGTTTGTTAGCTGACAATGATCCATTTACCGGGGCAATGATGTGTCCCGATGTTACCGAAGTTACAATTAAGGGAAGTACTGTCAATGATTTATCGTGGAAAGATTTTAGGGACGCTGTTTACAAAATACCAGCCGAGGAGCGCAAGGATTGCGCGTGGTTTTTGAATGAGACGGTCTTGAACCATATTTCAAGCCTTGAGGATACGACAGGCCGCCCTATTTGGCGCGGTCCTACTGAAGCCATGCCCGGACGCCTGGACTTGTATCCCTACCACGAAGTTTCGATTTTACCGCAGATGGCCGACATTAAGGAAGATACCAGCATTGCAATTTTTATGAACCCCAAGAGGATACAACATGGGAACCGCCGGGGTATCGAACTCAAGAAATTTGATCAG